AGATATGATAATACCTCTGCCCTTGCTCGGACTGTCTATAGCACCGCCCTCACCCCATTGATCACTTCTGTTATATGCAAACATAACAGACAATGATATATCACTATTTGCTGATAATAACTGCATAGTTCCTTCTGCTGCTTCGTCATTACTATCAGCAGTAAGTGCTGTCTTACCTATCAATACATCAGCTCTTACAGCGGTTGTATCCTCTGATTGAATACCTCCGCCCCCTTTTTTAATCAAACAAATTGCCATACCCTTACACCCCCTTTAATGCTATGTAAAATGAAAATTCAGGCTTTTTGTTAAAACACTTGACTCTTATTTTTCCGTTTAAAGTTTCGACAAAATCCACTTTGGCGAACTGTTTATTTAACGCCCTTACAGCTTCCGAACTTTCATTACCGGATAAATGCAAAGCTACTATCGGCGTATCCGTAGACAATATTCCCTGCACATCAATTTCCTGTGTAAATGGCACTGTGTTACTCCATTTACTTACATCCAGTAACACATACCTTACTTCTTGTAAGGCGTTCAAGACTTTTGTTATAGCGTTTACATCTTTAGCTCCAAACTTATCTCCTATTTGGCTATATACCGTATTATCTGTAAATGTTTTTGTACCATCTCCGTTGTTAAGTTCTCTATATCTTCTTTGACCGGTAAATACATCATCTTTATAGTCTGTTTTCAATCTATCCAAAATCAGCTCCTCCTAAAGTAAAAGCCAGTCTTTTTCTGCCTGTATCCTGCCCCTTAAGCAGCTCACACAGTCTAAGACCAGCTTTTTCTATCCTGTTTAGTTCTTCATAGTTTATAAACTGATGATTAGGAAAGTACTCTTTTTTTATACCTATATCAAGTGCAAGTGTACTATCACAAATCCTATGTAAGTTATTTTCTATCTCATTTATCTCATCTGCATACACATAATCGCTGTAGCTTCTATCTGCTCCGAGATCTTTATATATAAATGCTTCATAAAGTGTGTATGCCAAATCTTTGAGATAATTAAGATTGTTTTTAATCCTGTTAAAATCGTTCTTATCAAATCGACTACTTACATCCCAGTCAGTTTTAGATTCTGTCCACGCCATACTTCATCACCCTCCTAGCCTTTGCACTTCCTGATAGTGCGCCGTTAAAACTAAGTGTATAATCTTCAAGCTTTACTATCATTCCGTCTACATATTTATTTTCTAAAAAAGCCAAATCCCCTGCATCAAGTCTGGGTTCTCCTCTGTCTGTAAGGTTATATTCTCTGTCACTGTTATAGTATTCCGCAACCCAATCACTGATAAGTTCAGCGTGTTTTACAGATGATATAAGAGGATTTTCCCATTTTGCTGTCTTACCTGTGACATTCAACTCTTTTGTTATTGATTGCTTGGATACAACATACTCATATCCCGATATGATAACTTCCATGCCTAACTGTGTTTCAATCTCTATCTCAAAACTTGAACTTCTTAGAATATTTGCTCCTTGATTGACTACAAAGCCATATGAAGCATTGCTTAATTGAAATACATACTTTCCCTGTCTTGCTACAGTTTCTTTTACAAGCTCTTTTATAGCCTCTGTGCTTGGCTGATATACGGTCCTTATTGTGTTAAGTACCTTAGTTTTTTCAAGCAAGGTACCTACCGGATATGTTTTAAGCTCTTTCTCATATTCAAAACTATAATCCGTTACATCTCCGAATATGATCTTATCCAGCACGATACGGTTATAGGCTTGTATTTTATTAAATTCTATATCAAGTCTGTCCATAAGCGGAAACTCATGAAATATAGCTGCTTCCAAATCTAAATCATAAACTTTATAAGTATCTTTAAGTTCACCATCATTATATGCCTTAAAAGTTAATTCTTTAGGGGCATACCCATGAAAGAAAAGTCTTAATCCGAATACCAATAGATCAGCTTCCATAGTTATGCTTACTGAGGGGTTATTATCAAATGTACCGTCTTGATTTGATATGCTTCTACTTATATATCCTGTATTCAAATAAGTCGAACCTTGTATATTCCTTGGCAAAAAGAAAACACTATCATCAACTTGGCTATACCCCTTAGCCAAACTTGTATAGTGCTGTTTTTCATTTTCATTTAGTATATCAGCAACTTTTGAATAATAGTCCTCATCAATTCCTGAAGCATTCATTTTCGGTAAAAAGCTGCTTCTTATACATATTTTTCCTGTTCTGTCTTGATACAATAAGCTTCTCCCGGCATTGGCTATAAGCTGTAAAGCAGATTTATGGTCAATTGACGGTATAGGGTTATTGATAAATACTGTCTTAAGGTAACTGTCTACATAATAATCTCTGGTATCTACTTTGGCATCCTTTAGTACATCCATAGCTAAATCATACAAAGATATACCTGTATGGCTATATACACCCTTTCTGTATATGCCATTTAAGTTATCAAAAATATCTGTAGCAGAAAGAGAAAGAGTCTTATCATCAGCACTCCAAGATTTCAAGTTTAATGTACAGCCATTTACCCACTCAATATGACCATCATCCAGTTCATATCCGTAAGTAACCTTTACACTTTGCCCCAATTCCATGAAGTTGATTGCACTTTTTGAATTTTCTATATCAAATACCCTGTCTTTATTTTCTATCTTGATGTCAAAATCTATAGATTGCAGCTCTTTCATGATAGGGGATATATGCTCTTTTTTAGAAGATGATAAAATCTTTGTGTTATTAAAAAATATACCAAGTCCCATAGTAATTTTATTTACTCTAAGTCTATTTTCACCATGTATCATCCTTACTGGTTTTATCTCAATGAAAGTTGCATGGTAAAATACTTCATCTGTAACAAAAAGCTGCTTATTATTACCTCTTATCTCCACTGTATTTACATTCGAAACGATATCAAAATCCATAGGATAAACATGGGAAAAATCTATAGTTAAACCTTTAATATCATATGCCACAGGAAATACAAGCCTTATGACATTTCCTATATTCTTTACAACTATACCTTGATTTATATAGGTATACCTCGTGTTTTCCCTCGGCATAAAAAACATACTATCGTCTACTTTTGTAAATCTTTCTTCAAGAACTGCATACGGTATAGTTACATCATAATTATCAAAGGGTTTCTTAAGTTCTGCAAAATAAGCATAATCTTTAGTGCTGTCAACCGATACACCGGCTTGTGCTTCCTGATTTACTATTCCGACTGTAACCGTCATAAAAGAATGGTTCCTTAAAGGCTTTCTTATCTGTTCTTTGTATTCCTTGCTTACTAATTGCATATCACACCTCGCCACAATCTATAAGATTAACTTTACAGTTTTTATACATAGTAGGCATACCTTCATCATCAAAAAGTATAGGAGTAGCACTTCTATTTCCCGGATACATTTCAAGTGTTATAAACCTGTTATTAACTGCATCAGGAAATGTACAAGTCACTCTAAAAGCTGAGAAAAGATTAAGTATTAGTGACCATTCGGCAGCGGTTAATACTGACCATTGGAGATTATCAATCTTATATTGATCTCTTCCTACCTTCTGTCCCACAAAAGTACCGTTAGCATTCTTCCCGGCATCTACATTTGTAGCTACTACAAGACTTGCTCCGATATCAGGAGAGGGTATTTTTGTATTATTTATAACTAAAAATGACATACTCTCTCCTTTCTTAAGTCATGTCAAAGCCTAATCTCTTACTATATTCTCTCTGACTTCTTGCAATCTCTTTATTGTCGAGATTTACAGTAAGGTCTAATGTTTCTATCAAATCCGCTATTTTTTCAAGTGCCGTCAGTATTCTCTCATTTGTTTGGTTATCTCGTGATTGAGAAGACATATCAGCAGCTAATCTTGCCATATCTAAAAGCTTACTCTCAGGAGACACAACCTCCCCTTGATATTTGTTATCGCCTATCATGGCAAGTTGCGGTGTGTTTGCCCTTACATATCCTCCTTGGGCAAGCTTAGGCAGGCTGATTTTTGACATTGTAGGTATTGATATCGTATCACCACCCGGAATGGCACTTGTTAAATCATTAAGTCCCTCAACAAGTGAATTTATAGCACTAATGCACCCATTAACCATACCCTCAATTCCGCCTATGATCATGTTGATAACACCTTTTATAGCTCCCCATATACCATTCCATATGTTCACTGTAGTAGTTTTTATGCTGTTCCATGTAGTATCCCAAGCACTCTTTATAGAATTAAGCGCTGTGTCTATTCCAGTCTTTACTGCTGTAATACTGTTTATTACTGTAGTCTTAATCCCATTCCATACGCCTTCAATAAATGACTTTATAGCGCCCCATACTGAATCCCACACTGCTTTTATAGTTTTTAAAATATTATCTATTACGGTTTTTATTAAATTAAAAACAGTTGTTACTATAGCTTTCATGGCATCCCATATGCCACTAAAGAATGTTTTTATGCCTTCCCATGCCTTCTTCCAATCTCCTGTAAAAACACCTGTTATAAAATCAATAAGCCCGCCTAATGCTTTTAATGCCCCGGCTATGACATCGGCAACTGCCGTTGCAAAAACAAAAAAGACTTCTATTGCTGTTTTTAGTCCTGCTCCTATAAGCGGTGCCACATTTGCAATAAACCATTCTATGAATGGCTGCAATACCTTTTCCCAAATCTCTTTTATACCATCTGCTACCTTTCCAAAAAACTCCATGAATCTGTCAATT